GCCGTGTACAGAAAGCAATACCAGCGTCTCCAAAACTCCATCTCGGAAAGCACTGGAGAACTCGCGCACCTTACCCTCGGCTACCGCCCTCCAGCGCTGATCTTCATCCAGATCAAGAGCAGGGTCGTCTTCTCCCAGCACGACTCGCGCTACCTCGAAGTAACGCATCATATCAGCAGCCGTCACCTCAGCGGCAACAGCAAAGAGCAGATCCAGCTTTGAAATTACCCCTCTCGCCGCACCCGCCATCCAAACTGGTGCATCGTTAAGCGTGACCAATCTCTGGCAGTCTTTCTCAAGCTCGTCGTAGGGGCGCCCCCCAGCCATCTTCGACAGCCAAGATTTATCGGCCTCATTGCGGCTATCCCAAGCCCCTACAAATAGGAATGGAACAAGCTTGGCTGCCGTTTGAGGATCTGCGGCCCACGCCGGCAACTTAACAGCAGGGAGTGAAGAAAGCTGGCGGCGGAGTACCGTTAAAGAACGGCCAGAGGCCTTCGCTAGGCGAGTAATTTCATCCCGGCTCATGTTCATACTCTCAAGCGCCGCAGTGAACGTCCGGGAACTAGCTGGCTTAAGCAAGACGCTAGGAGAAACGACCACCGCGTTGCTTGGATAAACCACAAATGAGTGCATGGATTTTGCATAGGGCGCGAGTTCTTTCTCTACATCACGCGTATAGACGACAGAAATGAAGGCTTGTTTAGCCGAGGCTAACCGGGGCAGAACTCCCGGCCTATCTAAGACCAACACTCGATCTCGATATGAAGCCAATTCTTCACCACTATGCTCGCTGAGAAGCTGAGCAAGGAATGCAAGCGCTTCCTCAACCGAGTCGGCGGCTACCACGAAAGGGCCAGTAGAAGGACTCGACAGGTAAGAGGCTACAGCCCGTTTAGCATCTTCGATCGCTGAAGCAAATAAACCCCCCGCTAAAGGTGGATTCGATACCTCCGCCCATTCGGTCCAGCATTTGTCGAGTGAGCGTACATCTTGAGCCGGGATATGTGTTTCGCTTGCAAACCATGCCTGCCCAGGTAGCGACTGCTCTAGCCACTGCTCAAGGTCACTCGCGTCGTATGCACGAACATCTTTCCACTCTTTCAACGCTTGCTTAGAAACCACCCAAGAACCTTTACCGGGCCAACGGCGAGGCGTGACGAATATGAAGGTCATATTCCTACGAACTGATGGCTCAAGAGCAATCACGCTCTTGTCATAGTCTCCATTGGCTTTCGTGAGTGGTTTTTCGTTAGTGCCAAACTCCCACCCCGAGCAGCCTTCTGGGACCCATGGCGTACCCTCGCCGGCCTCAACCAAGCCGTCCCAACCCGGACGCTCAGCATCGTCATTGCCTGGGAAATCAACCTTCGCAAGCCCAACACCTGTCGAGTGAACCAAAGTACGCAGAAACACCGCAAAGCGGGATCGCGCCTGAATGTTATGAGAAGCCCAGTCTTCGATGGCTTTAGCCTTGATCTCCAAAAATGGCGGGACATAGGTCATTGCACTGGCTGGCTTGACTCTCCTGCTGGCCTGAGCAGCCTCATGTTGAGCCTGCATCTCCATCAGTTCTTTGAGCGGCACCTTAAAAGCTTTCTCCAGCCGCGCAGCCATCTCGGCCGACAAGGCTGAATTGCCATTGAGGAGATTTGATAAGGCTGGACGCCCCACCCCCATTAGCGATGCAGCCTTCGTTACTGTCATCCCTGCCGGAATGACCTCGGCCTTGATTCGCAAACCTGGGTGAGGAAAATCTTGAAAGGTCATTGATGAATCCTGGACGCGCAGTAAGGGGAGAGCAAGGTCGGGAGGATCAAATTGTATTGCGTAGCGATACACAATACACATATTACCTTTCCACCATACTCTCCGATCACCTGCCTTCAACTCTCGAAGCGAGCCGTTCCGCTACAAAATCTTTGCCGATCTAGCTCCAGGCTTCATACGGGAGCACGTGGGAAAGGGAGGGTGTCAGCGGAGCTGCTGACGTAGAGCGCTCATTCCCTAGGGTACGTGGTGACCAACGGCCCGGCAAACAACCACAATTGGCCGGTTCTTATTCTGCTAAAAAGGCCGCTGGCCGACTAGCGTCCTGTACCGCAAAATCGATTCCAAAACATAGACAAAACCACACGTCTACAGGCCGCACACTGCAAGGGTCGCTATTTGAGTTTGGAACCGATTTACCAGGCAGTCGATAAGGGCCTTCCACTCATAGCAATGAGCCACAACTGAGATACAATTGGGAAAATTTCGAGCCACCTCATGAGACTCGTCGTCAACGTTCCCTTCGGATGGTATGCCTTGTTTGCGCTCGGCATGGCATCGCTGGTTTACAAGCTAGCATTGTGGCTGCTGGCTATTCTCTAGTTGATTCTCGCGATCAGCAATCCGAGGTTTTTCCTACCGCCAGTAGTAGTCGGTGTGTGCGTCGTGAAATGGCAGTTTGCAGTGCCAGTGGTAACGGCCTTGATTGTGATTTTCGCGATTTACTCAGTGGACATTGCCCGCAAAAAACGTAAGGCGAGAGCGACACTGGCTCTGGCTGATCATTCGCACAATCAGAATTCAACGCCCCAGTAATGCAGCAGTAGCGGAAAAAATCTGCCTCAAGCCACACAATCTGCGGCTCCCAAGCCACGACTGTCTAATACGCTACTCCCATTTTCAGCGGGTTTTGCCTAGTAAAAGCGCGTTGCCTCAAGGCAGTATTAGACAGCTTGGCCACCCTCCTCCGGCGTTCTGCCGAATCTAACCCCTACCCTGCTACACGGTCGTGATCCCGGACGCTGAACCGGACCACACCCCACACCTCAAACGTATCGCCCTCCATGATGTACCGCGACGGGTACTTTGGGTTCTCCGACCGTAAGACCAGCACACCGTGCTCATGGCACATGCGCTTGCAGAGCGGTTCGCCGTTAACCGCCGCGATCACGATGTCGCCGTGCTTGGCCTCGACGCTTCGATCAACAACCAGTAGGTCGCCGGAATACATCCCAATACCCTGCATGCTCTCGCCTTCGATCTTGACCAGGTAGGTCCAGGGAGCACGCACCTGCATCAGATCATCCAGGCTGAGCTGGGGCATGTCGTCGATTTCGAAGTCAAGGGCGGTGTTCATTGGCGGGGCCTCCACACTGTATGAATAAACAGTATGGTAGTGACCTGCAATGGGGCCGGCAACTGCCGACAAGTGGGATGCGCTAGTGCGTAGGGGGCAGTTTGCTGCCCATCAGCTTGGCGACGGTGCGAAGCTGGTAGTCGGAAACCGCCTGGGCCAAGGACTCGGAATGGAGCCGCAGACGCTCTACCTCCTCGGCTGGCGCACCATAGTCCCTTGCTTCCCAGTACCGCTTGAGAGCTTCCATCGACTGTGCGATCAGCGGTTCGCCTGCTTCGATAGCGTAGGCAAATTCGTCATTGTCCATCGGGGATACCCTTATTTGGTCAGGGCATTATAGGACGCCTCGCACAGCTGTCCTGCTATTCGGGCTTGGTCATAAGCCTTCGCCAGCTCTCCCGCTCGAGCATCAGCCCGTGCGAGCAGGTCGGAGAGCACCATGGCGGCGCGGGTGGCTGCCTGGCCTCGGGCGACAGCGGCGGTATCCGTGCTGGGGCAACTGACGGCGGCAGCGAGCTTGACGCCTTCGTTGCGCAGCCGCTGGCCAGCAGCATCGGCGCCAGCAGCGTCAGTAGCAGCCGCCTGATGTCGTTCGTATGCATGGGCTCTCGCCTCCTCCTGCGCCTGGGCGCGTTGATGTTCCTGCTGACGAGCGCCGCGCTCACCGAGCACCTCGGCAAGGCGGTCGCCACTATCGCGCTGGGCCGACACTTGGCCTGCCTGCGCCTGCTCTACACTCCGGCCATGCTCGTAGGCGCCCCAGTGGCTGACCACTAGGACCAAGCCAGCCGCTAAGCCGACCCAGGGGCTCATGCCAGGGCCCGCCTGATGCCCTCATCGATCAGCGTCGACGGATACGGATTGGTGCCGTTCTCGTGCACGATAATGCCCACCACCAGTTCGCGCAGGATCTGCGACTTGGAGATGTCGATCGAGTCGCGCACACCGACGCCCAGGCGCTTGGCGATGGCTTGGGCATAGGCATTGGTGTCGTTCTCGCTCGCCGGCGCCCACCGGTTGATGAACTCCAGCGGGGTGTCGATACCAGGCCGGCCAACGCCGGGCATCCCATCCTTGCCCCGGTAGTTGAGCAGCAGCTTGCCCAGAGCGCGGATGCCGTTTTCTGGATGGTCAAAGCGCGCAAAGCGAGGCTTGGCCACGCCCACCTCAAGACCCAGCTGCCCCTGCCAGGCGTTGCGAGGGTTGTAATCGATGTTCCCTGGGTTGTTATTGCGGACACCGCGGGGTGTAGTCATAGATTTCTCCAGGCGAAAAAGAGCCCGCACTCGGCGGGCTGTATGGTGAAGCGTGGGGCTCAGGCCTCGTCGCTCTCGTCCGGTACCGGATCGGGTTTGGCTGGCTCGCTGCCAGTGATCACGACTTCGGCAGTGAACTCCTCGAGGAGCTCTGCTGTAACGAACCGGTGGCTAGGGAACTGGCGCAGGCCGGCTTGGATACGCTCCTTGGCCTGTTCCAGGGTGGTGAAGCGGGTCTTGTTGTCAGGGTCGTAATCGTTGGTCAGGTTGATGGCTACGTAGGGCATGGTTATCTCCAGGCAAAAGAATGCCCGCGCGTGGCGGGCTTGAGGGTTGTTTGACTGTCAGGTCTTGGGGTACTGCTGCTTTACTCGTTGGATCGTGGAATAGAACGGCTCGGCCTTGGGCATTGTTCCTTGGTCCATAGCGTGCCAAAGCATGTCCAGCTGCTCCTCGATAGCCGGGTAATCCGTGGCCCGGGCTTTGGCATGGTCACTTTTGTGCTCGATTTTCAACGCTCAATACCTCGCTCTGGTAAGGCCACAGGTCGATCACGACCTCATACTCGCCGGGCAGGCTGAAGCCCAACTCGATGTCGCTGCCGTCGGCGGTGTACTCCACGCCCTCAATGTTGAGCACGGCATTGGCGGGCACGCCTTTGAGGGTCATGCCAACCAGCTGCAATGCCATCTTGGGTCGAGGCACGATCTTGCCCGCACTTACGAACTGCTCGAGCTCGCTGGCCCGGGCGAACAGATAGGAAAATCCTGTTCGCTTCGCGTTGAGCTCCGCCTCAAGCTGGGACATGTAGCCCCGCATACGGATTTCTCCGCGCTCGTTGTAGAGCACTACCTCCCCGGCAGGGGGTGACTGGGTCATCTCATGATTCCTTGCACCATAAGGTTCTGATAGGAAAGCACCACGCCCACCGCCCCCAGGATCGAGAAATCGACCGTGTGCTGGCCTGCTCCCACGTACTGACCAGAGGCCAGGGTGATGGAGCTGTCCGACCAGTTCGCGACGGATTCAGCGATCATGTTTCCATCCAGGACCAGGCGGTACTGGTAGAACTGGGTACCGTTCGAGAGGAACGTCGAGCAGTAGTTGATGTAGACCATGCCAGGCTGTGGCATGTAGAACGTGATGGTCAGTGGCGTTTGCCAACTGCCGTTGCAGTTGAAGCGAGGGGCATAGCCAGCGTACCGGGGGATGGTCACTGCCTCGTTACCGATCTTGAGCGTGTCCACCTGCAGGTTGCCGATCTTCGAGTTGGTAATGGCCGCGTCTTGGATCTGGGCGTTGGCGATCGCACCGTTGGCGATCTTGGCGGTGCCAATACTCGCGTTCCGGATGTAGGCGTCGGAGATGAACGTCTGCCCACCAACCACGGAGAATGGCGACGAAAGCCCTCCCCCGTTGGCGTTGAGCAGCACGAACTGGTCCGAATAGACCACGAAGGCCGATTGCACCACCCCATTTTGCTCGTTGATGCCGATGCCGAACCCGCCCCAATGGTGCACGCCCATTTGGTTATTGATCTGCACACGCATGGTGTACTGGGCGTTGAGCATCCCTTTCATGTCGGACTGCGCTGTAGCGACCTGCTGAACAGCAGCATTGGCGTTACCCGCCGTTGCCTGGGCCGTGTCGACGCGCTTGGACAGAGCGCCATCTGCATCGGCCCGTGCTTGTACCTCACTCTGGACAGCCGCCGCCGCTTCATTGGCTTTCGCCTGGGCGGTGTTGATTCGAGTGCTCAGGGCTGAGTCGGCATCGGTGCGGGTTTTCGCTTCGTCCTGAATCGCCGCACTAGCGTTACCTACCGATGTCAGCAGCCCATTGATCCGCTGCGTTTCCGCCGCCAGCTTGTCGCCTTGCTGGGTAACGTTGACGCTGAGCGAATCGAACGCCCTGCCCGACGCAGCCACTGACCTGCGCCCGGCTGCGATGTAGGCAATGTCCACCTCACCGTTGGCATCTCCCGAGTTGTACATGTCCAGGCGGATGGCCCAGATCTTCTTCCCATTCCAGCCAGCATGGCCAGAGAGGTCGAACTCAATGTCCTGCCAGTCTGCACTCGAGGTATTGATAGGCCAGTTGAATCGCCGAGCCTCGGCAAGTCCACCATCCTCGTTGGCCCAATACATAGCCGCACTCGCCCGGCCGGTGTTGCGACGGCGCAGTCTGATGCGGATCAACGGGTTCTCGGCACCATCGATAACCGGGAATGTGTTGGTAACCTGTATGGTCGTGAACTTGGCGACAGTTGCGTATTGAGGGCCAGCAGTCAGGGTTGCCCCGGATGTATTGGCCTTCCAACCCTCGACTGAGTTTGTGAACTCCCAGGTTTGCCCAGCCACGAATGGCAGAGCGTTGCCTATCTTCGCCTCCAGGTTGGTGATGCTGCTGGACTGAGCAGTCAACCCGCTTTCCGTAGCAGCGACGCGGTTGGCCACGCTGGTCAGCGCTGCGGTCGACGCCTTGCTGGCGAGGCCAGTGGAGCCGCTATTGACGCTGTTCTCCAAGCTGGTCGTTCTGCCAGACACAGAGGTGATGTCCTTGCCCTGCTGGCTAACGCTGGAGGTCAGGCCATCGACTGCCGTAGATACGGCGCCGATCGCGTTGCTATTAACTTGGCCATTGTCGCGCCAGCCCGTGGGGCGTGAACCGTACTCGATTTGTGGCCTGGCAAGCTCGAAGGTACCAGCAGCGCTACTCCCGCTCGCAGCGTGGGCCCGGTAGAACACCCGAACCTTGGCGGCGCCAGCCGGAGCAACCGATGTGAACGACACGCGATCGCCGGAAACTGACACGGGCACAACCGCCGAGGCCGGAGCAGAGATTACGGTACCGGCGGCGTTTGCCCACTGATGGAAAATCCTCAGTCCCAAATCGCCCGAATCGGAGGTCTTCCTTCCATAGATCGACGATGTCACCGTCTGACCCGGGGCAACAGCAGGAGCCCGTTCACTTGCTGTGACCAGCGACGTGTAAGGGTTGCCCGAAGCTGTTGTGCCAACGCCCGTGGTGGTGCACCGATATGCATTTTCTGCAGCGTTGAGCCAGGAACTGACCATTGAGGGCGTATAGGTTGCCGTCCCTTCCGGTACCCACCCGTCAGGGTTGTTTCCTGTAGCCAGTTTTGTGAAAGCTGGGTTGTAGAACAGGTTTTCCCCGCCTACGTCGCCGATCGAGTTGTCCAGCTGAGTTAGCCGGCCGCTGACTGATGTCAGGCCCTCCTCAGTGTTGGATACGCGACCGGATACGCTGCTGATCGCTACGGCGTTTGCTTGCGCTGCGCTTTGGGCGTTCTTGGCGTTGTCCTTCCAGGCACTGACCACGGTGGATAATTCAGCCTGGGCGCGATCAATCTCGTAGTAGCCGTCACTGGCGGTACCACCCAAAGGCCCTCTGACGCGTAAAAGGAGGTCTGCCCCAATCGTGCCATCTGGGGCAGGAGCGCCCGTGAAGACTGGCCGGTTCCATGCGTCGCTCAGAATGGTTCGAAGCGGCCCATGCGTCCCGACCGTGGCCCCACCGCTGTTCTTGTATTGCAGGTAGATCTCGCTGACCAGATCCTGGGTTCCCCGGACATGCGCCGACACTGTCAGCACCTGCCCTGGCGCCATGGATACCCAGCTTGCGTTCGGTAGCGCAACGTCCACATACGCAGAGCCGGACAGCCCCTTGGCATCGATACGCTGCGCTTTGCCGCGAGGATCCAAGGTTGACGGCACCAACGACAGGAGCCGGTTAGGTGCAGCCAACGAGGAGCCGACACGCCAGCCATCAGCAAGGCCGGCAGTTGGCCCCTCTACCTCAAACGAAGGGTTAGGCAGTAGGTTCTCACCGCCAACCTGGCCGAGAGATGCATTGATGCCAGTGATCGCCTCGCCAGCGGCGGTGATGGCTGTGCCCTGTTGCTCTACCTTATTCGTGAGGCTCTGAACGGTAGATGCATCAGCCTTTGTCGCTACCTGGCTCAGGGCATTGGCCGCTGCTGCTGCGGCGTCCGTGGCTACTTTGTCCGAAACTGCCTGCCATGCTGAGCCATTCCACCGCTTGGGTGTGTTCCCACCCCCTGTGGTATCAATCCAAAGGTTCTGGATCTGCTGGTTGATGGCTGAGGGTGCTGAATTTTGGACGATCACTTTGCCTTTGGCATCAGCGAGGCTGTATGCGTCTTGGGCAGCCTTCTGCGCGGCTGACACATTACCGTTGGTGGTATTGAGCCCACCCTGCAAGCTCACGATCGACTGGCCGTGGCTGGACAGCTTTCCTTCGGCTTCGGTAACCGCGTTGCTCAGGCTGGAGACGGCCTCTGCCGAGGCCGAGGCGGAACGCCTACCAACGGCGATATAGGCGATATCGATCTCGCCGCTTGTATCGCCGGAGTTCATCATGTCCAGGCGGATGGCGTAGATTTTCTTGCCGTTCCATCCGGCATGGCCAGATAGGTCAAGCTCAATGTCCTGCCAATCCGTGGTGGTGGTGCTGATGAGCCACCCAAAGCGCCTTGCCTCGGCCAACCCGCCGTCTTCATTCGCCCAGTACATCTGGGCACCCGCCCGGCTGGTATTACGTCGGCGTAGCCTGATCCGCAGATAGGGGTTCTCTGCGCCTGCAACGACTGGGGTGAAATTGCACTGAAGGTTCGGGTTTGCAGTCACGGTAGCAAACAACGGGCCTGCGGTTATCGTCCCGTTAGTAGCGGTCGCCACCCAGCCCTTGGTCGAGCCGGTGAACTCCCAGGCACGGCCAGCCACGAATGGCTGGGCAGCACCAACACTGTTTTTCAGCTGCGTGATGTCAGTGCTCTGGCTGCTTATCGCCCCTTCGGCAACTTCCACTCGGTTACCCAGCGACTGCACGGCCGAGGCATCAGCCTTCTTGCTCACGCTGTCGGTCAGCGAAGTAAGCGCCTGGCTTTGCGAGCTGATGAGCTGATCTTGGGCCTTGTCCTTGTCCTCGGTCGCGGTAACCCGGCTGGTGACCTGCTGCAAAGCCTGTGAGCTGGCTTTGCCGTCGATGCTGGTCTGCATGCCGTCCATGCGAGTGGCTTGCGATGTGAGCTTGCCCTCGGCATCGCTGACGCGGGTGGTCAGGCTGCTGACTACAGAAGCGTCGGCCTTGGTCTGCGCCAAAACCAATGCGCCAGCGGCCGCTGCGGCAGCATCGGTGGCTACCTTGTCCGTCACAGCGACCCACGCCGAGCCGCTCCAGCGTTTAGGGGTGTTGGCATTGCCGGTGGTGTCGATCCACAGGTTTTGCGCCAGGCGATCGGCGACGGCAGGGGCTGCCGATTGAACGATGACCTTGCCCTTCCCGCCCGCCAGCGTGGCCGCATCCTGCGCAGCCTGCTGGGCAGCCGAGACGTTGCCGTTGGTAGTGGTCAGGCTCGATTGCAGCCCGCTGACCTGAGACGCCTGGGCAGTGACCTTGCCATCCAGCGTCGACACGTCGGTCTCGACCTTCGAAACCCGTGCGGCCATGCCGTTGGCAGTCACCACTGCCTGGCCAACATCGGTCCAGTAGGTGGCGTTCGGCGGTGGCGTGTTCAGCGGTACCGCTTTCAGGGCCTGGTACAACTTGCCATCGCTGCCCAAGGCGCTTTGGCCGACGCTGTAGACCTTGTCCTTGCGATACGGCAGAGAGCCAGCCAGCGCCGAGACGTTGGCGATCTGCTGCTGTAGATCGGTCTTGGCAGCGGAAACGTCAGCGCTCACGGCCGTGATCTGCTGCTCGAGGTTGCCCTTCACGGTGCCAAGAGCATTGTTCACGTCGCTGATCTGCTTGGCCAGCTGGGTCTTGGCGGTGCCGATCCGCTCGTTCACAGAGCCAGGACCGTTGCCGTCAATGAGCGTGATCTTTTCGATCTTGCTGGTGAGCTCCTTGCCCAGCTCACTCTCGGTGATCTGGTCCTTGATCTGCTCGAGGATCGGGCCAGCATCGGCACTGGCGATGCCGGTAACCACGGTCGGCGCCACGGGGAAGAACGGCCCAACGTTACCGGACCGGTCCACCAGGCGCGCCCAGTAGAAGAAACGCTGCCCCGCGCGCAGCCCCTGCATGACATGCTCGCTCTGCGGGTAGGCCAGGTCTGCAAGTTTGGTTGCCGCGCCGAGGTCGGTGCCTTCGCTGTACCACAGCTCGGTACGTTCGGTGTCTTCGGCGCCGGCAGGGAGACCCCACTTGATGGCAATACCGAACAGCAGGCTTTCGGTGGTCAGGAACGTGACCGCCGGCGGCAAACCTTCCTTGCCGTTCAGCTGGGTCAGGTTCGAGCTTTTCCAGATCGAGGTGATGTCGAACGCACTGACCGAACGGACGCGGGCCAAGTATGCGCCAGCGTAGATACCGACCACGTCCACAGAGGCGGCACCAGTGCGCTGCAAGCGGATCCAGTTGCCATTGTCCTTGCGCCACTCAACATCGTAGGCAACGGCGCCCGCCACTGCCGGCCAGGCGATGGTCATGGTGCTGACCGCGATGCCCTGGTCGATCATGTGGCCGGACGACAGCGATACGCTGGCCGGAGGCGCCACGGTGGTCACCGGGATGACGCTGATCGGACGCTCATCCAGCTTCGCACCGGTGTCGATCGCAGCGAACTTGCTCGGGTTGAACTCGAGCGCAGTGATTTCGTAGTTGCCCTCCTGGGTGCGGGTGGTCTTGAGCACCCGGAACAGCTGTACGGCCAGGTCGTCGTAGTCAATCGCCCACTGCAATTCTGGTTCGGGTTGCAGGCTGTACTCGGTGGTGACGGTCACAGCCCGTCCCGCGACGGAGTGCACGGTCCGCGCCTGGGCGGTACCGTTGGGCAGGTTCACGATCAGCCTGTCACCGGCCTTGATCGGGGTGTCACGGTCCAGCGTCACGACGCGGCCAGCGGCGGAAGAAATGCGCCCGCCGTTTGGGCGGCCTGCTACCAACTCGTCCGCCACCGGGATGACGAACCCAGGCAGCGGGATGCGGCCCTCCATGCCGGTCTTGAACGTAACGGTGCGGTCCTGGCTGTTGCTCAGCAGTGCCCATTTACCGCGGCGCTGGGCCTCGGACGCGCGGGTGCAACCAATGGCCGAGAGCTCGATTGGGCGGTCCCGGTACCGGCGCTGCAGCGCGTTGTCGGTCACCGGAATAACGTCGGTGTCGTAGTTGTTGGCCGGGTTATCGTAGCTGACAAGAGAACGGCTGTAGTGCGTGCTGCGCTCGGCTCCGCCATACACGAACTCACCGTCGATCACGTTCGACCTGGTGAAGACGTAGTCGATGTCCTGCGCGCGGGGCATGTCCGCCTGCATGAACAGCGAACCGTGGGCCCAATACACCATGCCCCGATAGATCGCCGATAGGTCGCGCAGCAGCGTCCATGCCTCGGCACGGCCCTGCAGGTTCATGTCGCAGAGGAAGCGCGGCTCCTGACCGCCCACACCGTCCGGCACAAGCTGGTCGCAGTACTGGGCGATGCGATACATCTCCCACTTGTCGACCATCCACGGCTTGATGCGCTTGCCCAGGCCGAAGCGGTCTTCCACGCACAAACCATAGGTCACGAAGGCAGGGTTGTTGGTCCAGGCCAGCTTGAACGTGCCGTCCCAAACACCGCTGTAGGTGCGGTTGATCGGATCGTAAGTGCTCGGTACCGGCCAGCGCTTGGCCTTGCACTTCACCGTCACCGCCGGGATGTTCTGGAACTGCTGGGCATCGAACTCGATGTACAGCAAGGCCGTATTCGGGTACCGGATCTTCTGGTCAATGATCTCGGTGTAGCCCGCCACGGTCATGGTATCGGCCACGGTACCGCTGTTAGCGTTCGGCGTGAGTCGGCGCACACGCAGCATCCACCCGGATGTTGCCTTGGGCAGATTCACACGCACCGAGCGCTGGTAGCCGTTGGTGGACTTGCCATCCACGGCGCCAAGATGAGCCTCGACATAAGCGCCACCGTCTGTAGCGATATCGATCGCGTACTCGATGCGATAGCCGATGGTGTCCCCATTGCTCTCCTGCTTGGCCAGGCGCGGCCACGACATGCGCACGCGAACAGCCGAGAGCTGGGTGTTGCTCAGGGCGCGCGTGAACGGGTTATCGCTGCGCAGCTCAACGTTGACGGAGGTTTCGTTCTCCACCGACGGGATGCCCTGGATGTAACTCTGCTCAACGGAGCCCGGGCGCCATTCCCATTTCACACCTGGGAAGTTCACATTGCCGCTGGCATCAGCGATCGGGGTGTTGTCGAGGTAGATGTCCCGGTCGGTGGGCACCCCATCGAATTCGCCTTCGCCTACTGCCAGCAGGATCTTGGCGATGTTCGTCGAGCGCAAGCTGTCCGGCGACTCCACTGCCTGCTTTGGCTGGCTCTCGCCGCCTTTGGCGCCGACAATTTCCAGGTGATCTACTGGGCCCATGCTTTCCTCCGGGCGAAAAAAAAACCGCCAACCGGCGGTCTGTGCATTCTTTTAGCGCTATGCCTTGTCCTGCGCCTCGATCGAGGCGGAGATGATCGCCCCACCCCAGCGTCGTTCGCCGATGCATATCGGAACGGGGTTGCCGCTGGCTGTAGTGTTCTTGGCGCTGCCGAAGGCGTACGACGGCAGGTTTTCTGGCGCGGCGCTTTGGGATAGGCCCTTGGCCTGGGGGCTGAGCATTTGAACGACTCCACCGGCAACCATGGCAATACCAACCGGCATCAGCGGAGCGTAGAAGAAACCTGCAACGATCAGGACTATGCCAATAATCGTCTGCAGCACGCCGGCGCGCTTGCGCCCCTCGACAACAGGGACGATCCTGATTTCCTGTGCTCCGCTTCGATCAAATTCCTTTTCACCAACGTTTCTTCTATTGCGGAAGATGGCGAATCTCATGCCTAGCCGGTCGAGTCTTTTGATCTCATCTTCGAACCCTGGGAGGGTTACCTTTAAAGCCTTGAACGCCTCCCATGTATTACCCGAATCCAGAATTTTTGGGTGGGATCTGCCAAATTTCTGCGCCAGCGAGCCTGACAGTTTGATGTTTACACGATGCTGGGCGAGTGCCGACATTTTTCCTCCAGACATGAAAAAGCCGCCCGGAGGCGGCTGTTTAAAAGGTAGTTGGCTTGACGCTCACACCTCCATCTCCGGAGGTGTAGATACGATACTTTTTGGTTTGGCCAGGCTTAATCGAAGCCTCTGTTTCAAGACGTTCTGCGTTCATACCGCAAAGTGCTTTGCCTTCCAGGGAGGCACCGACCATCCACTCTCCTGCCGGAACGTTGAAGTAAGCCTTTTCCTTGGGATTTAGCCGCGCAACAGGCTCGCCGTTGATGAACACTGTGGCATAGCAGCCACCCCCCGGAAATCCACTGTCACGGGTGACAATGATCTGCCCACCCCCGGTCACGCTGGACTGATATCCCGTAACCCGATCACTTGGCGCCTGCTTAGCTTGGCTCAGTGGAACGGGTGAGGTGGCGCATCCCGCCAAAAACGCCAGACCCATTGAACAGATGAGAATTCGGATGATCGCAACCCCCTTACTACTCCCGCTATAGATTGATTGATACCTACTTTACCATATCCAGAATTCGAGCCTCTAGAGTTCCCTTCGCGTAACATGTCAAGTCTGGGGATGCGTACGGGCTCTTGGTTGAGAAATCAATCGTCGTAGGATTCAGTGTTGCAGATGAACCGTCAAAACCATAGATTTTCGCGTTGACGGTAAATACATATTTGGTATTAACAGAAATATCTGTTCCGTCTTTTCCTGGAGCAACATAAATATTTACGCGGCCGTCTAGCTTTGTATCTCGGATGACATTAAACGCAGCATTTTGATTTGTTGTTGCAAATTTCGCAGAATCTGCCGTTACGTAGTTATAAACTTGCTCGCCTCTAGCATTACTAAACCTCCGTGAAGTAGACCCACAATCTACATAATCTGAGGGCCGCGACGCCGAAAAACTAACGTTAATCAGCCGAGAACTCTTATCAATGTTATTGATGATGAAGAAATCTGAACTGAGCTGACGGACCAGCTCGTCCCAAGACCTTTCAAAGTCAGTAGAGACGCTTCTGGTGTTAGCGATTGCTGTAGAAGCTGGGGGCCTGTAATCCATAGAGGATGATGCGCAACCAGCCAATGTGCCAACCGCCAAGAGCAAAACTACCTTACTATACATGCCGCGCTCCTTGAATGAGCGCTGAAAAATATCATAGAGCTATGCATCTACGATAGCATAATGATGGCTAGAGTGCTTTAGGACGACGACTCTCTTGTCGATCCGACAGTTGAGCGTTTATCACCTTCTCATCAATGCCTCACTTCACTACCTTTTATATCGCAACACAAGGCGCGCCCGGTCGAACCAAGGCCCCCCGTATACGATGATTTCTGATGGTCTGCCAAGAAGGTGGTGCAGCATGAACGGTCCTGGCCCGAATAACTCAGCGCTCTCGCCTGGCAGTTGCGGGTCAGAGCCTAAATAGATTCCGGCATGATTGGGGTGCGCGGTGCGCCCCACCGCCATGACGATCAAGTCACCACGTTGGGGCTCGCTCACCTGGTGGAAGCCGGCAGCCTCATAGGCCTGCTCGTACAGGCTCGGTCCGTCGGCGTTCTCCCACCAGCCCTCCTCTCGAGCGTATGCGGGAAATTCCAACCCCCATTCACGCTTGTACCAATCGGCGCAGGTCTGCCAGCAGTCCCACGCACCGTGCACGAATGGGCGACCAAGCAGCGGCGTGCATCCGGTGGGCGTGATCGTGCGCAGGTCGCCCTCCGGCCACGACAAGATGTACCAGGGCAGGCCAGTGGCCTCGCACATGGCCAAATCGCGCGGCGACGGCCTGCTAGTGGCGTCAGGGTGCGAGTGAACGATTCCAATCACCTCGCCCAGGTCTTCCGCCTCGGCGTAGTGCTCTGGTGCAATCCGGAATTCCTCAGTCGGGTCGTTGGACGCGTTGGTGCACGGGTGATAGACCTGCCTGCGGCCGACCTGCAGCAGCAGCCCGCAACACTCACGCGGGTATTCAGCCGCTGCGTGCGCTTGCACGGCGGCCAAGATGTGTTTGCGCATGGTCAGCTCCGGGCGATCAGCGAGACGGCAGGGAAGCCGCCGAAGGGAAGCTCATTGCCCTGGCCATGCCGGACGGTACAGCCGCTATCCAGACAGCCATTGCACTGGTCTTTGGCCGGATCGTCCGTAGGGTTTCCGTCCATGTCGTAGTAGGGCCCGGTGTAGCCACAGTTCGGCCCCCGGTACCCTGCCGTCATCGCCCAATGGCATAGCTGCGTCATCTGACGCCCAATCGTCTCACCACCCACATCGCCCGGGCTTGCAAGCTCCCAGGCCACAGTGGTGCCGCTCTCGGAAACCTTCTGATCGATATACCAGACTTCTATAGCCTCCTCACCCGGATCTGCCGAGGGGTTGCCGCCGGGGAAATTCACAGCGTCCAGGTACTCGGCGAAGGTGTGCCGCATGGTCAGCTTGAATTCGAGCAGATTGTCGAAGGCCAAGCACAACGCGGTGATCCGGCCACTGACGTTACCCACGCTGAACGTCGGCCGCACTGCAGTGCCGTCGGAGTTTGCCTCGATACCTTCAATCTGCACTGGCCAGGCGCTGTACTCGCTACCCTGCCACCAGATGGACTTTGCCGGCAGCTGGTCAGCATTGGTACCGGCTGCTCGCAGCTCGTCGGGAGTGTGAGGAATGGCGTGCCCATGGAATCGCAGTACGTCAGCCCCGAAGTCCGTACCGTCGAGCTCGAAAAGCAGTATCTCAGCCCCTGGTTCAAGCTTCTGTAGTTGGGTGATCAGGCTCATGGATGAAATGCTCTTTCGAAGGTGGCAGTAAGTACGGTGATGCCGCCGGGCTTACGCACCTGCCGAAACTTCTCGCAGCGGTACAGACCCAGCACTTCTTCCGGATTGGTCCACAAAAATGACTTGGCGCCCTGGTGGCGGCGGATGAATGCAAGGATCGGAGCAATCTCCGAGACAAGCCCGCCAAAGGTCAGATCCCAGCTGTCCGTCTCGCCGTTGAGCCCATCGCTTGTAACCTGGGCGTAGTTGTCGCCGAACCGGGACTTCCTGGTCCGAAGTTCGCTATCTCCGCTTGCCTCGTCATCGGGCACCCATGTGAACGTCTCGATAGCCATCAGCGCCTCCCGGTCGTGTTTCGGTGGCTGACGCCGCCAGGGCGCCAGGATGAGGCGATAGCTCGTTCGGCTACCCCCTGCATCTGCCGCTCCATGTTTTGCTGGAATGCTGCGGGGTCCAGCTCCATACCCTCAGAGCTTCGGTCTTCCAAGGCGACGGCCACCGGAACGCTGACCTGCACGATTGTCGAGCCACCGCCCCCGCCCACCATCTGTACGCCCAGTGACCCATCAGCCCCACGGGCCAGCGGCATGATGGCTTCGGGACCAGCCTCCCCAGCGACACCCAGGCCACCGCCTGCCATAGCAAAGCCAGTCGGCTTGGTTAACACGCTGTTGGTAGCAAAGGCCCCTCCTTTGGCGAACATCTGCACGCCACCATCCCAGGCGCCGCCCTGAGCCTGGAAATAAGCGCTCGAGTATCCGGCCTGAGAAGCGCCAAGATTGGATGAGACAGCGCCGGCAGAGCCTGACGTCATGCCGTTACCTCCTCCACCACCGTAGTAGTTCGCGGCTGCAGTTACGCCCCAGTTCACTACAGTGCTGAGCAACGAGCTTGCGGCCTGCTGGCTGGCAATCCTGGCCATGTCAGCAATCACGCTGGTGGCAAAGTCCTTGAAGTTGGCCTTGCCCGTGACGGCGAAGTCTGCCAAGGCATCCCTGGCCGTGTTGAAACCAGTGGTCAACATTTCATCGGTAGCGCCGGCCACATTCGCAGCATCAGCCCGGATGTTGGCCCAGGCTCGCTTGGCTCCGTTTCGATAATCTTGCTGGGCCACCAGCCTGGCGTCGTAGCCATCAACTTCCATCTGCAGCTCGCGGGCCTGGAAATCCTCCAGATCCGCTAGGCGCTGCTGATACGCCTCCTGGCTCAATCGCCGGGACACATCCTCCTGCTGTTCCTCCAGCTGCCGGCGGGCCTCGGCGTACTTTTGCCGAACGCTATTGAGGCGCTCAGCCTGGTCGCGCTCGTCATCTCCCATTCCGATACCGGACACATCGGCATTGATAGCGTCCTGACGTGTCTGCAGGACTACCTCCATGGCCTTTCGATAGGCTTCGGCGCTGTTTCGCCGCGCCTCCGCCAACTTTCTTTCCTCCTCGGCACGCTTTTGGATGGCCGGGGCGGCATAGGCAGCGTTCAGGTTTTTGATGCCCAGCTCCATCTCGGCCGCTGTGATCTTTCCGCCTGCCTGTGCCTTGCGCAGCCCATCAATGCCCTCCTTGAGGTCTTCCAGACGCTTGCGCTCAGGCAGAGCACGGTCAATGATCGCATCGAGGGCCTTGATTTCGTCCTGCAGGGACTTGGTTCGGTCCTTGCTCCCTTGAGTCGCATCTTTGTTTTTCTTCTTCAGAGACTCAATCGCGCTCGCGGCGGACAGAATCGCCTGGCGGTCTGTTTCAGTGAGGTCAGCGTGTTCGGCAATGTGCCGGTTGGCTATCTTGATTGCGTCGCCGTTGTCCTGGAGGCCTGCGAGCTGCTTTTGCAGCGTCTCAAGGTATGTCTGCCCGGCGGGGCTCATACCCGCCTTGGCGGCGTTGTTTTCATGGGTCGAGACGGTGTTCTGGTCGGTTACACCAGTGAGTACTCGCAGCGTCTCAGCAATCATTGCTGAGCGCTGATCAGCATCACTAACTGCGCCAGCCTGAGTGATCCATTGCTGGATGGTTCCCGGCGGCAGCTGCAAGCGATTGCCGACTTCCTGGAGGATGGGCGACAGGCCCTCTCCGCTGGCGCGCGCCTCATTCAATCGGTCGATAATCGACTGATAATCAGCCAACTGCTTGTTGTACTGTCCGCCTGAATCCCGCACAGGTGCGGTAACGGCGGCAGATCGGATCGACTGTGCAAGATCGCCGTAGGCGTCCTTTACCTTGTCAGCGGAGGCGATCTGCTCCTGCTGCCACCTCACCAAGGATGCTTCGCGCTGGTCCTTGTTGAGCTTGGCGAATTCCTCGCGCAGCTGGGAGACTGGTTTATGCAGGTCGTCGAGGCTGACGCTGGCCTGGTCGGCGTTGTCTCGCAACAGCAAAAAGCTCGCTGCAGCAGTGCCGGCTAGAATCGCCAGCCCCATCGGCCCGCCCAACGCCGTCAGTAGGCCGCCAGTGGCAGCGCGGGTCAGGTTTGCCTGCGCAATGGCCAATGCCTCGGTCGATGCTGTGAGCGCCGCTTGCTTGGGCAGCAGCTGCGTCTGAACCAATGAAAGACGCTGCAGGCCAGTAGCGGCGGCGACAGACGCCTCTGCCTGCTGCAGTTGTGCCTGCGCGTAGATACGCTGGGCCTCGGCACCGCGAATCGCAGCCCGGGCGTTGTCGACTTCGGCAATCCGCTGGGCGAGCGCAGCTTTCACCGCCATCCCGGCCTTGGCCACGTAAAGGGTTAGCGCTGCGGCACCGGCACCGCCCATTGCGACTGCCACCAGATCCACATTGTCGGCCAGCGCCAGGAGCACTTGGGAGAGACCTGCAACCGCGCCGGTACGCTCCTCCATGCCGCCCAGAAAGGTGCTGATTGCATTACCGATATTCACCAGGGCGTCCTGAACACTGGTGGACATCTCGGCAGCTGCTTTACGGTTAGCATCCACCGTGCTTAGCAGGCCGGTGTTGAGGTCATCAAGCGCGAGCTTGCCTTCCACACCCAGTTTGCGAATAGCCTCAGCGCTCTTGCCGGTGCCGCTAGCAATTGCCTGCACGATGGTGGGCATTGCGCTCTGGATGGAAACCCATCCATCGGCGTCAATCTTGCCGGTCTGCAGAGCCTTCGAATAGGCATCCAGGGCCGATGCCGCTTTGTCAGCGGTCGCGGCGTTGGTCACCAGCTGGAAGCTGAAACTGTCGGTGATATCGAGCGTCTGCTGAGTGTTGAAGCCCAGGCTGCGCATCACGTCCGCAGCGCGGATGTATAGCTCCTGCGCTTCTGCCAGTGGGCGGTACGTCTCCTGCGCAGTGCGCAGCAGGTGATCCTGCACCACCTGATATTCTGCGGCACTCCCAGCGGCGGCCTTCATCCGGTCGGACATCTGCCCGTAGGCATCCACCTGCTTGATGATCCCGCCGATCAGGCCCGCGCCTGCGACAGCTGCAAAGGCGCCGCGCATCAATACACCCGCTGACTGCGCTGCCGCTCCCGCCCTATCGAACGCGGAATCGACGGTGGCCAGATTACGGTCGATCGCTTGCGTGCTGCGCGCCACCAATTGATCAGCGTTTGCCAGTTCGCGGCGCAGCTGGGCCGTGGTGGCCTCAATCTGAACCAGCATGCCCTGGACTTGTTGATCGGCCATGCGTTTCTCCAAGCACAAAAACCGCCCGTAGGCGGTGACTTATTCCGGCTGCCGACCTCGGAAGAAGGCCTTCAGCTTGTCAGCGACGCTGCCAGGCTTCCGCGCCACGGTCGCTTGACCAGATGCATTGCCTTGGGCCTGGCCGCGGCCGGTCCATTCGATCCGCGCATCCAGCGCTAACATCAGCTGCGGTATAGGGGTATGCCAAGCCGTGTCAGGCGGCCAGCCAAGCCAGCCGGTGGCTACGCCGAACAGATAATCGACGTAGCTACCGTCCTTCACGGCGCTGTGCTGTCCGCCTCGTCCTTTCCCCGGGCTACCACGCTCGGCGGTACCGGGTTGAGCAGCACGGTGATGAAGTCGATCAGCTGGGTAGAAACCTTGGCGACACCGGTCTGGAAAACCTCGGTGGCTACCTGGGCGTGTTTGTCAGCCCCCAGGCCTGCGCCAGCGACGATGATGTCGGCGCTGGACGTAATGCTCATTAGCCGCATCGACTCAAGTGCGCCGCGTAGACCACCAAAGCGCGCCTCGATCAGCAGCGCCGCTTCGAGCGTTGGACGCAGGGTGTAAGTCCGCGCACCGACCACCAGCGTGATGGTGCCGTACAGAGCTTCGCTCATGAATTATCCTCACGAATTGACGGGGCCGTAGCCCCATCGATTAGGCGGTAGCCGGACCGGCCACGATTTCGAGGATGTCGGTGTTGATGCCCAGCGTGACGTTACGCCGTACGACGTTGTCAGCGGAACCGGCCGCCACTTTGTTGTTCATCACCCGCGCCCCGAAGTAGAACGTGGTCGGCAAGATGGGTGGGGTTGCTCCTGGATCGCCATCGTTGAGGGTGACCTTGATGTTGTAGTTACCCTTGGCCCGGTCCTTGTGAGCCACGGCCACGGCTTTCTGGCCCACATCGCCGTTATCCAGACCGACAACCATCGTCATGTCACCGGCATCGGCTGTGCCCTTGTACTTGCGCACCCGGCCGTTGTCCAGGGAGGTGAAGTTGACGGGGCTAAAAGTGTCGCCGAACTCACCGAGGTCTTCGATCTCACCCACCCGGACGTAGGTGTCAGCTTTGTACTTGGTTTCAGTGTCGGCGCCGGTCTTGCCGCCAATGTAAAGGCGGCAGCCGGCGGCTGTGTTCAGGTTGTCATCGGCCATGGGGGTTCCTCCAAGGGCACGTTGGATTGAGCCGCGGAGCGGCCGGTGGGTGGATCAGTGGGTGGTGATGACGCGGACGGTGATCGATCCTTGGTAGGTAACCCCGTCAGCGTCACGCTGGGCGTCCGACTGGATAACGCGCACAGAGACAGCCCTGCCGACGCTCAGCGGCAGCGGGCGCTCGTCCAGGGCGGCAATGACCTCCCCGTTGATGCGTTTCACCTCTGCCTGGCCAACCGTGTCTGACCAGACCGACAGGTACAGCAGGCGCTGCTCGCGCTTACGGCCCGATATCGGGCTGACGTTGACTGAGACCTCGCGGTCGATCGACACATAGGGCATGTCGGCGTCCATGGGTGCGCCGTCATAGACGGGGCAACTCACCTCGGCATGCAGCCTGGCAAAAATGGCTTCTTGCAGCGATACCGAGGGGTCAGCCATTGCCCACCCCCTGGCTTGCCTTGCGCAGCGTACGGCGCACGGCCGTCTCGATATCAGCCATTACGTACTCACGGTTCACGTCGATGGAGGGCCGAAGCCACGGATGCGCCGGTCTGGCCGGAATGTCCGGGTACTTTCCGAAGAAATGCGTACCGTCGCTCTTGTTGGTCGCACGCCGGTTGCGGTTCCCGGCTCGCTTGCCGCCGATGTAGCCCTTGGTGCCGTACTCGATGAAGCGTAGGTAGAAGAACTTGCGATTGTCGCGCTTGCCCCTGATCCCGATCTGCGCATCAAGGCCGCTGGGCGCGACGTAGATCTTCAGCGCGGCGGCGGCGGCACCCGTATCCTTGGGCATCAGCTGTTGCTGCGTGGCCAGCACCCGCTCGGCAGCATGACGCATGGCCGGGGCCAGTTCATTGTCCATGGTCTTGTGGATGTTGCGCAGCGTTCGCCGTAGGCGGATATCGCCGCGCATCTTTGAGCGGCGGGCCATGGCCTACTCCTTGGCCTGGGCCTTGGCTGTTTTTTCCTGGGCCGCATCTTCCTTGACCTCGATCGCGTAGCCGCGGGCGATCAGGCCTTCGCCGTATTCCTTCTTCACTTCGAAGATATCGCCCTTTTCGCGCTCGCCGGATGCACCGGTCAGCGGGCCCAATGCTTGAATTTTCATAGTTCACCTCATGGATTCGGTACCGATGAGCAAAGAAGTCTCATCAGCGTGTTTTCGTTGTCTGGCAATACAGCCTCGACCTGATACGTGACGCCGCGGCGGGTGAGCCTTACGCCTGCCACCATGTCAGCTCGAGGCCTGCTGATGATCTCGGCGGTAACTACCGCTTTGAGCTTTTCAGCTACAGCGATGATCCGGCCAGAGGGTGTACGCACTTCACCCCACATCTTTGGACGAGCTGCAGGGAGCCAGGTGACGACAGCCCCACCAGACTTGGTGCGCTCCTCGTGACGGAAATTGACTTCGAATAAATGACGAAGCGGCCCGGCCCTCATATGCCCCACCCCACCCGATACGGGGTCAGCAAGGCCTGCGAGCCTCGAGGCAGGTCAGTCGCGATTGTCCCCGTCACCACGTCTTCTCGATTGGCGTAGAGGTGCCCCAAGATCAGAAGGCACGCCGACTTGAACGATGCGTTGCAGAGCATAGGCTTCTCCCCGGCTAGGCCTGCCAGTGTCGCCTCTGCCATTGATTGCGCATCGACATAAACCTGGCGGTTGAGGTAGTTCATTGCCGAGAGCTCGGCCGAGTCGATCAGCAGCTGCAGATAATCGTCGTCATCGTCTGGATCACGAAGGTGGGCGCGGGCCTGCGCCATGCTGATCAATGACATGTCTCACTCCTCCAGCGGAGTGCGCGATACCAGATTCCGCTGCTCGAGGTCCTCGGCGTGAAGCCGCGGTACCAGGTAGCTCGGACCGCCGCGCCGGCGCAGCTCGCCCTCATCCATGAACGAGCGTAGCGGGTAAACTTTGACCTGAGCCGTGTTCACCTCTGCCGGCGCGCTCGAGGTGAGTTCGTCCAGCCCTGCCATGTTGGCGGCAGCGTGCAGCACGCCGCCAGCCTGGCCCGGTTGGTTCGGCGAAACGCCGGTACCTGCAGCACCCTCGGCCGACGTGTCCGCCGGCGCTAGCTCTACCGGCAGCTCGGCCGCTGGGCCACCCGCTTCTTGCACGGTGTTGACGACTGGCTCAGCGCCGTGCACGGTGACTGCTACACCGCCCGCGGCCGCATCTGCACCGCTGGGGTCGCTGCCGCCGGGCGGCGAGTTCGATGCCTGGTCACCAGGTGCTGGTACTGCCTGCTCCGGTACCACGCTTGGTTTCTCCTGCTTCTTGGTGCTAGCCATGGAATCGCTCCTGTGCGGCGCCATCGCTGGCGCCTGAATTGGAAGGCTTACGAGCCGCTGCCGGTCAGTGGGCCGGTAACGAAAGCTTCGCCACGGTAGATGGCGAAGGCCAGGCGCTCCTCGGCGCGGATGGTCGCCATGTTCTTCTCGAAGTCATCGGCGTTCTCGGTTGAAATCAGCACTTCGATTTCCATACGATCGAAGATCTGTGCGCCCAGCTTGAAAGCCCCGACCAGGAAGTCATCCTGCGTCATGGCCTGAGTCGAGACGACCGGGCGGTTCCACAGGCGCGGAGTGGTGCCATCTTGGGGCTCACCGATGATGTATCGGCCTTCACCATCTTTGGTGAGCTCGATCGCAGCCCAGTCGATGGGATTGAGCACGATGCCATCTGAGGGGAACTCGGCCAGCTCGGCCTGCAGCAGTGCCAGGCGCAGGCGATCAATACGCTGCTCGCCCGTTACGGTCACGCCAGTGGGAGCCGCGTAAAGCTGGGCAACCGTCATGAGGCCTTGCAGGTTGGCACCGGTACCGTTGCCGTACAGCAGTTGGGCCTCCTCGGCCATCAGCAGGCCGTAACGGGCGCGCGCGTCGATGTAGCTCTGCAGCGCCTGGGCATCGTCGAGCATCTGGCGACTGGCCTTGAACAGGTGCGCGATGGTGCGGACGTTGGCCGTAGCCAGTTCGAACGTGATGTCCGAGTAGGGCTTGGCCAGGGTTTCAGCGACAGGTTTGGCATTGTTCGTGAAGCCGCTTTCACGCACGTACTCGATGGAGTTGGCTTCAGTGGTACCTGGCGCCACAAGGTCGCGGATGGTGAGACGACGCTGAGGCGGGGCGATGATGCCTGGCTGGCGATCCGCAGCGGTCAGGGCCCCACCTGTGGCCGTAGTGATGGCGGCACGCGGTACCGACACACGACGAGAACCACGGAAGGACGAGCTCAGGCCCTTCATTTCTTCACTGCCTACGACCAGAGCGCCAACCGAGAGTTGCTGCTCCTGGCGGTCTGCCGGTGCGCGGCTGGCGTTGACCAGCTTCTGCTCGGCCTCCTGCAGGCGCGCCGACATCTCGCCCTGCTTGGTCAGCAGCTCGTCGACCTTGGCGCGAGTTTCTTCGCTCATTGCCCCGGAGGCTTTGATTTGCTTGTCGACCGCCTCGGCCTGGGCCTTGATCTGATCGCCAATGCCCTTGAGGGTGGCGTTGAATTCCTTGACTTGGGCTTCATAGTCCATGGTCACTTTCCTTTCAGAGAATTGAGAAGATTGTTTGCCGCGCTCAGTGAGGCGGAGAGGTCTGGCGCGGCAGCGCTTGGCGTGCCGGTCGGAACAGCGCGCGGCGTGTTCCCGCTGGCAGCGCGAGGCATGCCAGACTTGAAAGTGGCGAAAAGTTCGCGGCGCTCGGAGCGCGGCATGCCGGCCTTGGCCAGGGCTGCGTCCATGGCCTTGAGGGCATTGGCCTGGCCGGTTTCCCCGGTCTCGCGCTCGGTCACCTCGGTCGCCGCCAGCAGGCCGGTGGCCAGCCCCAGCTCCAGCGCGCGCTTGCCGCGGATGAACGTCTCGTCATCCATCAGCTCGGCCATGTCCTCGACGGGCTGGCCGCTGGTCTCGGCGTAGAGGTCGGCCATGGCAGCGTCGAATTCCTGCATGTCGTCAGCCACATCGCGCAGGTAATGGCGATTGCCGGAGAGGAAGGTCCAGCAGTTGTGGATCATCAGGAAAGCGCTGCTGGCCACCTGGCGCTCGGTACCGGCCAGGTAGATGATCGAGGCCGCGCTGGCGGCCATGCCCAGTACCTTGGTGGTGACCTTCTGGCTGTGCTCGCGGAGGCGGTTGTAGATGGCGATGCCTTCGAACATATCGCCGCCGGGCGAGTTGATGTACACCGTCACCTCCCGGTCGCCGATCGCGCGTAGCGCCGCATCGATGCGCTTGACCGTCACGCCCTCCCCGTACCAGTCCTCACCGATCACGCCGTAGATGGTGATGGTTTCCGAGGTGTTTTCCACGGCCGCCTGGATGGCGGGGTTCCATTTATCGAGCGCACGCGGGCTCATCTCGCTGCGCAGGCCGCGAGACTGGATCTTGTGTTTCATGGGTTACTCCCCGGAGTTGCTTTGGAGCCAGTTCATCAGCGCCGCGCGTGCGGCTTGGCTGTCGTTTTGTTTGCCCAGCTGGTCAAGCGGCACCAGGTTCGATTGCACGGTGAGGATGTCGCCGCCGGGCATGCTGGGCAGATTCTCTTTGTGCCGACCTTCGTTTCGGGTCATGTAGCCGTTTTGGCCCATGGTGCTGAGGTAGGCAGCACGGCCGGCACTGTCAGCGCGCAGGAAGGCTTCCAGCGAAAACTCCGCGTAGTGTTTGATCCGATCCACCGCTGTTAGGCATCGCTTGTTCACGCACTGCTCGATTGGCGCCGTGTAGGTCATGATGCAATAGGTCAGGAACGCGATTTGCTGTTGCTCAAGGCCTGTGCCCCAGTTGCTGCCCTTGTCGGTCTTCATCACCATCCAGGGCGGCACGCCGAACCAACGGCAGATCTCCTCGATGCTGTGCCCACGTGATTCGAGCAGTTGGGCGTCAGCCGGATTAATCCCGATCATCTCGGGCTTCACGCCCTGCTCAAGCACCGGGCTCTTACCCGCATTGAGCGCGCCAGAGATCGTCTTGACGTAGTCCCGAAACTCGGCACGCTGCGTAGGGTTGAGCGTCTTATCCACCGAGAAGGCTACGGTGGGCATCATCCCGTTCTTGAAGGTGGTATTGGCCGCATCGTCGGCCGACATGGCCGAGCCGAATACATCAGCGCCGTAACGAATCGCCGAAAGGCCCATTCGCCCATCCAAGGTGAACGCTGGGATATGCAGCATGTCGGCCTGGGCGATCTCCCGGCGGGCGCCCTTGCGTGGCTGGAAGAAGTAGCGCAGCCTACCATCGTCGTCCGGCTCGGGGGTCACCCGCGACGGCATCAAGAAATCCAGTGCGATGACCCTTCCACCGGACCGGTGAATCTCGCAGTAGGCATTTCCCCAAAGCAGCATCGAAGCAACAACCGCCTGCCAGAAGTGGAAAGCCGCCATGTCCTCGTTCGGGCTGTTGTGCACCACATCGTAGAGCGGGAAGTCTCGCGCCGTCTCACGCCCTCCGTCCGGAAGGCGCCGGTAGATACTGAGCGGCAAGCCTGCAACTGAGGTAGAGATGATGCGCACGCAGGCCCAGACAGCCGACAGGCGCATGGCCTTGTCGACCGTGACAGCCTTGCCGCTACTGGATTGGGCGCCCAAGAAGGCGCTCCAGAACCCACCGTCCGACAACCGAATGCTCTTGCCCAGCCAACTGCTCATGCTTGCCGAGGGTTTGGCGGCTGCAGTGCCGAGCGCTTGAGAGAGGGTTTTAATCACTGCTCAGCCCTCGGCGAATGAACGCTGCAATGCTGAACAGGCTGACCGAGCCCGCGATCAGAGACCAGCCCGTACCCGCCAGCATCCAGACGCCCGCGCAGGCTAGGCCGAATCCGCACACCGCGCAGATGATGAAATAGTGAAATGCGTTCATGCGATCAGTGGATCCCGAATGCCGGCCATGAAGTTTTCCATGCCGCCCTGGCCCTCTGGATTGAGGGCCATAAGCGTCACAGCGTTGAATAGCGCCATCAGCGGGTCGATCTTGGCCGAGCCGCTGGCCTGCTTAGTAATGAGGATCGAGTTGCCACGGGGCTCGACTTTGGCGTTACCGCAGCACCAGGCCATCATCGGCTGGCCCCCGTGTAGCAGCGTGCCCTCGGCCAGCTTGCGCTCGGCAGTCTTGATGGCTCCGCCCAGGCGCCAGCCTTGGGAAATGCCATCAATCTTTTCGCGCGGAATTCCAACAGCCTCCAGCGCATCGAGGATCGCACCGACGCCGGCCGGGTCCAGCCCGACCTTATCTAGCAGGCCGGCCTGCTCGACCTGCGCCACCAGTTGTGCCACCGCCTCAATGTCGTCACCGATGCGTTCAACCAAGGTCAGGTGTCCATCCTTGGCGAAGTCGCGGATGCGCGGCGCTTCAGCTTTACGCCGCTCCAGCACTGATGGATGGGCCCAGGCATGGGTCCAGGTCAGCCAGCGCCGTGTGCCCTGCTCTCGGCCGAGTGCTGCAAAGCCAAGCAGGTCATCCAGCCCCCCGCCATCGACACCGATGTCGATCACTTCGCAGCGGTCGATCAGGTCTTCCAACGTGCGGCATAGCTCGGAAGTCTGTGTCTCCCAAAAATCAGCACCCGCCCAGCGATCCGAAAGCAGCGCCAAGCCGATCTCGACGTTCAGGTGCTTGGCCAGGAAGCCGCGGAATGACTCCTCGCCGTCCAGCTGGGCCTGTGCGTAACCACGCTCGATGAAAGGTTCGTCGACCGACAGACCAAGGTTAGGGTTGGTGATGTACGCGTTGGAGAAGTCCCGGTGTTCGCCGGCGTCCAGCATCGCCTTGGGAAATTCATACAGCACCGGCAAGAACGACTTATCGACGATCTCGCCGTCGCGCACCTTGCGGGCGTACATCAGCTTCTGCCGGAAGACGCCGGCCGGCGGCGCATCGGACTGGGTGGTGGCCCAGATGATGAATCCCTCTGGCCGAGAGGCCAGGCCACCAGTGGCCTCGCGCAGCATGGCCTCGGCGTTGGCCCGCTTGCCGAACACCCACAGCTCGTCAACGAACACGCCGATGGCTTTCTTGCCCGACACCGTCTCGCTGTCCGCCGCAACCACCTTGAGGGTGGCGTTAGTCTGACGGTGCGTAACGGTGCGCAGATGATCCTGCACCTTGAGCAAGGCCTTGAGCTCTTCGTCAGCACTCACCATGTCCCGGATCGGGAGGTAGGAGTTATCCGCGATCTCCTTGGTCGGCGCCAAGATGATGAACTCACCCGACGCCCGCCAGTTGAGGATCAGTGCGGTGAGCATGATGCCGGCGGCGATGGTCGACTTGCCGTTCTTTTTACTGATCAGCAGCATGAACTCGCTGACCAGGCGCCGGCCCGAGTCTGGGTCGTAGGCGCCGAAGATCGCGGCCACAAACTGGTTGACCCAGTCACGTACGGTCTCGCACATCAGTGGACTGCCGGTGGCGTCCACCATGCGCAGCGCGCCGAACACGTCCAGGGCTTCCTCGGCCTCGGTCGGGAACAGCGGCTTGAACGGAATCAGGCTCTGGCGGGCAATGATGCGCTGCTCCCAGTCTGGGCAGGCGGTTGACCACTCCATCATTTCACCGACTGCAGCGGGCCGCGGCGGGTGCCGAACTTGCCGGTAGCTGCCTTATCGGCGTTGGCCTGGGCCTGGTCCTTCTTGCCGCTCTCGCCTTTGCGCGGATGAACGAATGGCATCAGGGCCTTGGCGGCGTCTACGCGAAGCTTCGCTTCCGTGCCCATGTCGTTCATCACCGAGAGGAGGAAGTCCTTCGGGTCACGGTGGAGCAGCGCCTGGGCCAGGTCGAAGCCGGCAGGTTCCGGCTCTGCTTGCTCCTCGGATTCCAGGGCCCCTTCCGGGCCCGGCTCAGCATCTTTAGCAGCCTTGGTGGCGGGCCTGGCTTTAACATCCGGTTTAACATCGCCTTTAACATCTGGAGGCATCAGCCCCAGGGCGCGCAGCTTCATCAGTTCGGCCGCCACGTCCTTGTCCTTGACCAGCCGAGAGCCCGCCGCAGACGCTGTGCGCTCGGAGTAGCCAGCGGCCACAGCAGCGTCCCGATTAGACGCACCTTCCCTCAGCGCGGCGATGAAAGCGCGCTTGCGGGATGTTAAAGCCATTTAACAAAAATCCTGTGGGGAAAAAAAATCTGTACGTGGGGTCGGGAGCGGTCTAGCTAGATGAAAATCCCTAGCTTTTGACCCCCCTACCCCATTTGCAGCACGTCTTTGGCGTGCCTCTGCTCCGCCTGGCGTGCATCAGGCGATCTGCTGACGTGTCAGCTACCCAGCCCCGCTGCCTCCTCAGCCTGCTTGACGGAGTCGTGGCAAGGCTTGCAGAGACTCTGCCAGTTGGCCTGGTCCCAGAAGAGAACCATGTCTCCACGGTGAGCAACGATGTGGTCGACAATCCTGGCGGCAGTTGTGCGGCCGTTCCGCTCGCAATAGACGCACAGCGGGTTGTCGCGCAGGTACCGCTCTCGGGCTTGCTGCCACTTGTAGCCATAGCCGCGCTGGGAGCTGGTCATGCCGCTTCGCCAACTGCCAGGGCTCACCACCTTGACCCGAGAGCCTGTGCTCTCCTTGATGCGGGAGCCGAGCGTCTTGAGCCTGGCCATCAGCCTTTCGACTCGGTGATCAGACGCACGATGTCATCAGCCCGCTGCTTCACCTCCAGCACCTGACCGTCGAACATGCGAACGATGGCGCAGATGCCGTGCCACTGACTGCTGGTGCAGGCTTCGTCCACACGAGCGATGGCGGCGGGAGCTAGGTAACGCTTGAGGCCGTTGCTGTCGGTCAATGTGATCATTTGCTTACCCCTGAGCCTTGCGAGATAGAAACAGGTCGGAGTAGCTGCGAAGCTTCTCCACACCCATGAAGCCGACCATGCCGCCGGCGAAGGTGGCCATGCCCTGCGGCAAGCCCAGCCATTCGAGCAGCGGCACTAGGGCCAGGGTGATGAGGCCGCACAAGGCGCCCTCCAGGAACATCTGCCGGCGGGTGCCACCGCCATACACCACCCGAAGGACGGCGATTGCGACGGACAGGCCAGCGGCATATAGCTGGGGCTGATGGGCCAGCACCCAGGTGAGCACGGCGGCCCACAGGCCAGGATCCTTCTCAGGCATGTTTGGCATCTCAGTTCCTCCCGTTGCGGGGAGCGAATATTAATAAGTTCTAGCAAATGCTCAGGCTCGGATTTCCACAAAGGGTCGGGACTCACCCGGTTCGCGGAACTGGAGGTGTGGTTATGTACCGAAGCCGCCATTGCAGAGAAGAGGTAGGGAGAAGCTCAGCGCAGCTGTTTCTACGAAGCGTCAGCAGAAACGAAAAAGCCCGGCGCAGTGGCCGGGCTTTGGGGTCATGCCTGAACAGTTACAGGAATGACAGCATGTGAATAATTTCGCTCATTCGCTCAGTGACGTCAAGTCCTAAAAAGCTTCACTTCAACTGTTTTTGCCGACCCTTTACAACAGGCCCGAAAAGAGCCATGACGGCAGCCTTGTTCTCATCAAAGTAATCCTCAGCGAAAATCTGTAAAAGCACCTTCTTTACGTCTGCTACTGAGGAACTAGGAAGTTGTTGCACCAAGGAGTCACAAACGCTATCCACTATGGCCTTGCAGGTGTCTCTCGCTTTTGGCTCATCAGGTAATGGAGGCGTAGGCACATCCTTAGCTTTTAGCAACAGCCCTCGGGACATATAATTGTCCTTCAGTGCTCCGATGACCTTTTCTCGTTGATCGTGAATGAAATGCGCCAGCCCTACCTCTGGCGTAAATGGCAAAAACGAAATTGAGGCACTTTCGCTTTTGTAAATTCGGACAATATCATCTTTTTGCGCACCATCTAATGACTCCTCGGCATCAGCATCAAGCATGACGTAAGCGCGGGTCACCGCTGGCAACAGTGGTTTTTGCTGCACATAAAAACGAAGTACATTTGTAAAGCCTCCAACGGCAATGGCTTGAACACCCGGCATGAGATCATGACCATTGAAAGCATTTGCCAGATAACGTCTTGCAAATTGATTAACCACAATCCTTGCGGCCTCATCCTCAACATAAACGATGACATCCGCTGCAAATTCTTCTTGGCTAGCCATCGCTCCCAAAACGTAGGTTGGGTAGCAACCAACAGAACAACTAATTTCTCCGCTTCCCGCTACTTGAAGGTACAATATATTGTGTCTTGATGACTGCTTTATCAGGGTTGCCGAGTGAGTGGAAACAACAACGGTAAGTGACTTTTCCTTTGAAATTTCAACAAGATATTTCAACAACTCACTCTGAGCCGTTGGGTGCAATGCAAGCTCGATCTCATCGATAAGAATCATCGCGCCTTTTTTGCAAGCCGCGAGTTTTCTCAATAACTTTAGAATACACAGCTCACCTAAACTTAGATTTTTTTCCGAGTAGTACTTTTTCGCTGCTTTGGGCTGCACGGGCAGCTCAAGCAAGAAAGCAGGAGTTACCCCTTGACTAACGTTAATAACTTTTAAATTATCAAATTTTCGCGTACCAAATATTACATTTGCCGCCTGAATTATTTGCGCCGACGCAGGGTTAACCTTTCTGGGTACAACATCTTCCTTTCTGGGCTCAATCCTGTCAGCATCAGCTGCGATAAACAGCACTTCTGGATATTTCAGTGTTTCGAGCAGATGTCCGTGAGATTTTGGAGTAGGGACCCATCGCTCAGTTTTGTACTTATACGAAACAGTACCATCAGCTGTTTCGTATGAAATTGATGCGCCCTCGTTAGAGTCTAACTGATCTGACTTCCTCGACGCTGGGAAATGTACGGGGAAAGCATTTTTGTAACCTATCCGCCGAAGACAGCCCAGCACAGATGACTTTCCTGTTCCGTTCGGGCCGGTCAGAAGCCAAACACCAGGCTTCGGTATTTCAAAAGTCAGCTTAGAGATATGCCTTAGGTTCTCGATGATAATCCTTGCCACGTCCTACTTCCTTTCAATATAGGGAACACTCATCAAAACCTAGCTATTTTATACCTCGGCAACCTATTCCGCATTGACTTTCAACAGCCCTTCGATCAGAAGAATCTTTTCAGTCGCTACCAAGGCATCATTGACTAGGCCATCAAGCTTCTCATTGATTTGCGCTCTCCAACGACGGCGTGTCGGTTCGGGCGTTGCCTCCAAGTCCCAGGTGTTCATGTCGTAGAAACTGTCTGGCAGGATGATCAGATCCTCTTCGAGCGCTTCGATGCGCTTCTTCGCCGCCTGTCCCGCTGCAACTGCAGCATTCACCGCGGCCTCCCGACGCCACGACGGCGCACCCAGTGGGATGTCTACCGAAACAGATTGCGGCGCCTTGCGCCGTACACCCTTGAGCTTTGGGATGGCCCATGCGGTCACCGCCTTATAGATGAATAGTGTCGGCGCCGGGCTCGCAATGAGCGGTCGCACTAGCGTGATCGCATGTACCTTCTTCGCCTTGTTGGTGCTGTACTTGGCCACCAGCGCATCCCAGTGCCTGCTTTTGAGCATGTGGTGCAAGCGGGCCGACAGCCAGTAATCAATCTGAGAACGGTCGATGCCTCCTGATTGGCCTCCCAGTGAGGCCAAGCAGCCCCCTTCCTCCTCAGCGACCTTATACAGCTTCTGCCAAGCCTGGGCCGTCGCCGATCCCTTCTCGCCGGCCGCCAGAGCGGCCACTACTGCACCCGAAACACTACTGTAAACCATGGTCCTTTCCCCTCAATCCCCGGTGTAGTTGGTGCCGCCGGCGCCGCGGCGGTTGTTCGACTGATACTGATCTTCCGGACCGCTGATCGCGGCCAGGGGTTGGCTTTCGGCCTGTTTCTCCAGCTCACGAAGGCGCAGGCCAAGCTGCATAGCCAGCTCCTCGAGAGGTAGCGGCTCACCCGTCGCTGCCGAAACCCAGCCAGACACATTGCAGGCCATGCAGGGCCGCTGCCCGAAAAGCCCGCTGATTGCTGCTCGGCCACCACATGCCGAGCAGGCCGCCAGCGGTATCCGCCTTGTAGAAAACTCAGGGTGGCGGCACTTTTCGGTCATTTTGAATCCTCGCTAGTAACAAATTCGGGATGGCGGCTACAGGCCTTGCCCGCTGCCGCCTGCGCCTGGATCTGTGGGATTTCGGATAAGGCCTCTGTAAGGCCGTGTATGCGCCCAAAGCCGATGCCGTCTAACCAGGCATGCCACTTCTCAAGGGCTGCCCTGCGCTGCGCCATGGCCTGGGTGTGGATGTAGGTGCTGGCGATCTTGCCCAGTGAATGGTTGAGCAGCATCTCGCCGATATGTCCATCAATGCCGAGGTCGGTCCAGGTGCTGCGCGATACCTTGCGCAAGTCGTGGCTGGTCCACTCGCCCCGGCCAAGCTCGGTGAACACCGCACTGGCCTGGCCTTCGCTCAAGCACACGCCGCGCCGGTTCGGGAACAGGTAAACGCCCTCGTACCCATTGGCCTGCTGGATATCCCGGAAGCGCGTCAGCAGAGCGCATAGCTGGGCGGTCAGCGGGAGGCGGTGTTCGGTCCGGGTCTTGGCGTTCGCCGCAGGGATGAACCATTCACCTGCCGTTACCGAAATTTCGCTCCACCGTGCCATACGGGTCTCGCCGATCCGGGTGCCATGCGCCAGCATCATCAGGGCCAGCATCACTTTCTCGGGCGCGTCATCAAAGGCATGTATCAGCTGCTGCATGACCTCAGGCAACTGCACGGCTCGCAGTCGGGAGGCCTTGGGCATGATCTTGGCCTTGGTGAAGTCGCTGAAGCGCATGCCGGCCATGGGATCGGCCACGACTAGCCCGAGGCGCTTTGCCTGCTTGAATGCGGTCAGCAGCAACGCGAACATCTGGCGCAGGTACGACAGCGACACCTCGGCCTGAGACGGCCACATCAGCTGCTTGTCCAGAGTGTCGGCGGTCACATCAGCTATGGCCAAGCCGTCCAAGCGCGGCTTCAGGTGCTGCGCAATCGCTGATCGTGCACCCGCCTTGCGCTTAGCGGACAGCGCCCGGTCTCGGCCCATGCGGTCACCATACCAATCGAGCAGCTGCCCCACCGTAGCCATGCCCGACGCGACTGGTGCGGTGGCCGGGTCGCGAAGCATACGCTGGCGCAGTGCGGGCAGCTCGGCGATTACGGCCGCAGCGCCCAGATCAGGCCAGCGTGCTACCGGCACCCACTGCTTGCCGCGGACCAGGTGCCAGGTGCCCCTAGATCGATCTGACCAGAAGCGCAGGTATAGGCCCGGGTAACGCGGATCGCGCAGGTCGCGCACGGCCAGGTCGGCGGCCTGTCGGCGCACCTCAGTTTCCGTGAATTTGATGGACCGCGTTGCGCTCATGCTGCCACCGTCGCAGGCTGCAGGAGGTAGGCACGTATCGCTTCTACGGCATCAATGCGGCCCCGGCACACAATCGCCAAGTAGCCCTGCTCGGTCAGAGCCTCAATATAAGCGTGCTGACTGGGAGAGATGTCAGCATCGAACGGCGGCAAAGCTTTGAATTCGATATACAGTCCGAACCAGCCACCGCGGGCCATCGGGAGCACAAGATCAGGCACTCCCGCTTTGACTCCTTGGGCTTTGAGCTTGCCGGCCACCGCCTTCACTCGGTGCCCCCCGTTCGGAACGTGATAGATCAGTTTGAACACCTGCGGGTAACGCAGCTGCAGCTCCTGCATCAGCGCTGCCTGCTCCTGCCCTTCCCTGTCGACGGGCTTGGCGCGTGGCTTGCGCGGCTTGAACGTGCGCATGGCAAACGCAGTCATGCGACCAATACCCCCTCGCTGATGAGCTGCGCCTGGGTTCGCATCACGCCCTCGGCGTGGTATTGGCGAGCGGTGATGCGGTCAATCACGTGGCTTCGGCCGTCGCATGCGTCATGGCAAGCGCTGCAGCACCATGCGCCCTGCATGTCGTGCGGCTTTTTACCGACGCCACAGGTACCCGCCAGGCGGTAGTGCGCCAAGACAGTAGTTTCGGGGTTACCGTTGCACACGCCTGGGATACGCACTTGGCACTCGCGGCCACGCGCGGCCTTGGTCAGCTTGGTCTGCCTCATCATTCAACCTCGCAATGCAGCCATACCAGTCTTGCCTGGCGAAGAGCGCCTGGCTGGTCTAAGGGACCGTCCATCAGCACCATGGAAAACGGCCGATAGCCTGGTACGTGCACGGTCCAGATTCGTTTCACTGCTGCACGCCCAACCCAGCCAACGCGGCGCGAGCCTGGCGCTTGCGGAGGTAGGTGCTTACACGGCGCCGCTGCGCCTCTTTCGCACGGGCGCTATCTTTCTTTGCCTTGGAAGCCGTCAATATCGAGCGGACTTCTGCAAGCTTCTCCCGCACCGCGGCGCTGGGCTGAGTGCGCACCGCCCCTGTAAGCAGGCCTGCGATGGCCTGGCCGTCAGAAGTCACCGGAGCTATGCGAAGGTCGGCGAGGTACTTGTCCCCCGTGTCACGGCTGATCAATTGAGTCCGCACAGCGGTTTCAATGGCCGTCACGCGCCGCCCGGAATCGAAGCCCAGAGAAACCTCCCAGGTGACAGGCTTGTCTTCAGCGCGAGCGAAGCTGACTAACCGCTCATAAGCGCTCATGAAAGCCATTCGGGCGCCAATCTTGTCGCCTGCTTCGAGAATCGGCTGGGACGCCACCATGGCCTGGCGAACCTCGTGGGTGAGCACTACCGTCTCGTATTCGTCATTGGCCGCCAGGGCGATGGACCACGCTTCATCCTTACCGGGCCGGCCATCGGCAGCGTGGATATGCTTCAGGACCATTCCCAGCGACAGGC